CACCGTCGCCAGGCGTGTTTTTACATGACGGCGGTGTGTGCTGCCTACTACCTCAAGGACGAGAGCGACGAGTTCTGGCGCCGACTGGCGGGTGAAGGCCAAGCACGGGCCATGTAGGGGTGCCTCGTGCGCGTTGAAGCGAAAACAACTCGGAGTCCCAAATACCATGGGGACGTCGAGTTGAGGGGAATTTCGCTAGTACGCCATGAGGGTGCTCCGCCTAGCCGTATGCGATATGTGATTGTTGCGCCCCACATGTCGAGTAGGCAGGAGTTCGGGTCGCAAACAAATAGTCTACCAAACCTGCTTCGTGCGTTGAATGAGCGTGTATTCAATGTCGAAGATGGCCCAGGTTTGAAACCAACCCCACAACCGTTAAAAGGTAAGTGGCAGACATTGTCAGGAGTGTCTCGGAGCATTGCAGCAAGTGTGCGCAAGTCGGCCATGGTTGAACCACTCACGGAACGCGAGTTCCTTGAGCAGAGTCCCGCTAACAAGCGCGCGCTGTATGCAGCTGCAGCAGAAGAGTACAACAGACGAGGTTGGAGTGCGAGGGATAGTAAAATAAAGGCTTTCGTGAAGAATGAAAAGATTAACTTCACGAAAAAGGATGACCCATGTCCCAGGGTCATTCAGCCCCGCACACCTGTTTATAACTATGCCCTGGGCCGGTATACGCGGCGAGTTGAGAAGGAATTGTATTCAGCTCTAGCCGCCCTATGGGATTGCGATGAGGGGGACATGGTCGTCATGAAGGGGGTGGATTTTAAGGATTGTGCGGCACAGCTTAGACGCAAGTGGTGTACCTTCACTAGTCCTGTGGCCGTTGGTTTGGATGCTTCAAGATTTGATCAACATATTAGCTTCGATGCCCTTAAATGGGAGCACAGCGTTTATAATAGTATTTTTCGCTGTTCGGAACTGAGAAAGTTGTTAAATGTACAACTCAAGAACAAAGGGTTTGCATTTCTTGATGGCTACAAGCTAACGTACGAGTCTGTGGGAACTAGAGCTAGTGGGGATATGAATACATCATTGGGTAACTGTTTGATTATGTGCGTTCTTGTTAGGAGGTTTTGCGAGGAGGTGGGGCTCAACGCTGAACTCGCTAACAATGGGGATGATTGCATGCTATTTATGGAGCGCAGTCAGTTACACCGGCTTAACGGCCTGAAGGAGTGGTTCATGGATTTTGGAATCAACATGAAAACCGAACCACCCGCTTACCTGTTTGAGCAAGTAGAATTCTGCCAAACACGGCCCGTTTGCTTGGACCCTGTGTTAGATGAGTGGATAATGTGTAGGGACCCCACTACCGCCCTGGCCAAGGACTGTTTGTGCTTGTCTGGTGTCACTGAAAAGGACTACAGACAATGGTGCTACCAGGTCGGGGTCGGGGGGGAGGCGCTGCATGGCATGATGCCAATATTCAATGAGCTATACTCATTGTTGCAGCGGGAGGGTGTCAAATCCAATGTGGGCAGGGCGCTGCACATCTCGGATAGTGGATTCGTTCGTGCTATGCATGGTTCGAGGTACACTGCCAAGTATGTGAGGGACGTTCCCGGCCATGTTAGACTGTCATTCTTCCACGCCTTCGGTATCCCACCGAGCATGCAAGAGCGGATAGAATCAGAATACAGGAGATGCACATTCAAAGGAATTCAGCCATGTTTAATAAACACGGCCGAAGCTTTTGGAACCACCACCTAATCCCATTGGGAATATAGTTTTTACAAGCATTCAACAAACAAACATTAGGTAATGCCTAAGGTTAAGCGCGTGGCGAAAGGAGTGAAGGTGCAGCCTTACACCCCAAGCCGAGCAAAGGGATCGATTGAGAGTAGGGAGCAATCGCTGGTGGATAAGATGAGCAACCTTATGAAACGGTTGCCTAAAGGGACGTTCGCTGCAGGAGGCGGATTGGTGGGTGGAACATTGGGTGGGCCAATGGGCAGGGCTGTCGGCACTGCACTTGGTTCCGGGTTGTCAGCCATTACCGGTTTTGGTGACTATGAAGTTAGCTCAAACAGCATAGTCAGACAGGCAATGGTGCACGATCTGGAGAGAAGCCCGGTAGACGACCTGCCACAGTTTGTGAGGAAGGATCATACCGTTAACGTGAAGCACAGGGAGTACTTGGGTGACCTGGTGGTGCCCGCAGTACCAACTGACTTCACTAATACGGCATATACCATCCAGCCAAGCAACGCAACACTGTTTCCGTGGCTTGCTCGTATTGCAAAGCAATACCAGCAATACCGCATTAGGGGGATGGTTGTCGAGTACAAGTCAAACACGACCGACTACGCTGCCGCAGGGCCATTAGGCAGCGTGGGAATTGCTACAAACTACAACGTCGCGGATGCCAAGTTTAGTAGTTTGGTTGAGTTCCAAAATTCGGAATTCGCGGTGGTTACTAAGCCATCGCGTAACATCCTGCATGCAATCGAGTGCAGCCCAGCATTGGGCCGGGGCGAGTGGTTGTATGTGCGTGATGCCGAAAATGAAGACCCAGCCAAGACACAGGACGCAAGGTTTAACGACTTTGGGCTTCTGCAGGTTTGTACGTCCGGGTTGCCCGGATCGGCAGGCAGCGCTTTGGGTCAGCTCTGGGTGAGCTACGACATAGAGTTCGCCAAGCCGATCATGGGCACCCCTGACCTTGTAGCGATTCCCGGTGTGCTGTGCGTCTCCACCCCTGACACTGGGGATTTGGTAAGCACAGCATCATCCACGGTTTTGTCACGGTCTTGGAACTGTTCAGCCTTTTCACCAACTGCGAACACCGTTTACTCTACGTTTTTGCCCTCCGCTGTCCTAACTTCCACTGGTAACATCGCAGCATCAGTGGTTGCCGTGGGCCTCGCGGGCGAAACCTTTACCATCAGGCGGCCTGGCACGTATTTTATTTCGTTTACGCTTAGGGCGACGAACACCGGTACCACCGGGAACAATACGCTAGGCAGGCGTGACAACACTGGACAGACTGACATATCGGTATCTGTGGTCGGAACAGCGGTATACTCAATACCGTTCAGGGACAACAAGGTGCCAGCGTTAATGACTGATGTCGGTACAGCGACACAGCAAACGTCCCTGTCGTATGTTCTTAATGTTGTGGGCGCCAACGACTCTAACTACCTCAACATCACCCCGCCGTCTTGGCAAACTGACGCCGTCACCGTCGCCAGCATCACTCGCACAATGACCATTTATTGGGTGGGGCTTAGTCCTGGCCAGTACGTGCAGTAACCTAGAAAAATCAAACAAAAAGAAGAATGCTCATAGTAACACGTAATATGTATTGCATGTTGTCTAGTGTGGGGTGATCCTACCAAGGTGGGTAGCCCAATTTTCCACAAATGCGATCCAACGTGGTTTGTGAGGTTAGCCACCTCACTCAAAGCCCGTGGTGGGTGTCTAATGACATAAACAAGTTGACTGCGGTCCAGAAACCCGGGTGGAAGCTAGTTTGAGTACTGGCAAAGTCCGGGTGTGTCCCGCATGATTGTGCCAACCATGGCCACATATGCTAAGCATTAGTGGACTTGTCTCTGTAGATGCAATGCGCCGATACCAGTCGGCTTAGGCTCCCTGCATACGAGCATGCCATAAATGGCGAGGCACTCTCTGGTTTAAGTTGGACGGGGTTAAACGTTCAATGTAGAGTGTTGAGTAGGGGGACTTGTCCCCCGATATGTCGAAAGACT